AGCCTGCTTGTCGGCGGCGTAGGTGTCGGTGAGGAAAGCAGTCAGAGCTTCCTGCGCTTTTTCCGCTGCCGAATCATCGGTGTACTTGTTGCGCTTCTCCCAATCGCTGGCCGTGTAGCTGCCACTTCCCCTGGCTGTGGTGCAGGTCATGATGTCGGAATCGGCATCACTAAACCAAAGGTCACCCACATTGTAAGGGGGCACCGGCTGAGAGGTATAGATGGCCGCTTTGCCGTCTATCTTGTCATAGACCGTTTCGGGCACATCGCTTTTTGTCTCTTCCCACGCTGCGCCGTTGTAGATGTAAGATTTCTCGGTCTTGGTGTTGTACCACAAGTCGCCAGTATGTGTGGATTTTTCTGCATCAGTCCAACTCGTGGCAGGGTCTGTCTCCTGTCTCCACGTTTCCACCTTACCGTCAATCTGACTTTGGATAGCCTGCTTGTCGGCGGCGTAGGTGTCGGTGAGGAAAGCAGTCAGAGCTTCCTGCGCTTTTTCCGCTGCCGAATCATCGGTGTACTTGTTGCGCTTCTCCCAATCGCTGGCCGTGTAGCTGCCACTTTCCCTGGCTGTGGTGCAGGTCATGATGTCGGAATCGGCATCACTAAACCAAAGGTCACCCACATTGTAAGGGGGCACCGGCTGGGCGGTGTAAATGGTTGCTTTCCTGTTCGCCGTTTCCTGGGCTTGTGCCGCGTCTGCAAGCGCTTTTGTTACGTCTGTGTCCGTTATGATTATCCAGGCATACGTACCGTCGAGTTTGGCATACCGATAACCGTAACCTGTTTCCGTGTTATAGAACAAATCTCCGATATGCTTTTCTTTGTCCGCGTCGGTAGTCCATTCACTGGCCGGAGCATTTCCCGTACTAGGCTCGTAATCGTGAAACCAGGCAGAAATGGCTTTATCAATCTGATTTTGCAGGTTGAGAATATCCTTTGCATACTCACCAGTCAAAAAATTGGTAAGTGTGTCATTTGTAACGTACGTTTTGGACACTGTGGAGGTAATGCCCTCGGCTGATTTTTCTATTGCGGCGTTCATTTCCGAGGTTGTGCTGTAGGATTTCATCCGCAAAATTCCATTGTCCAGGTCGAAGAAAAACGCCTTGCCGTCTGCGCTCTGGATGGTACCCGCCACAAGATTTGCCGCCGTGACTGCGTTGGCCAAAATGCCGTCCTCTAACGTCGCCCCCATCTCGAACGGCCCAGCATAGCCGTTTTTGCTGGCTGCCCAGCCGTTGCAGTTGAACCGCCACACTTTTACCGCTTGATTTGGGTCGGCGTTATCGGCTATGTATAGTTCATCGGGCATCTCGTCGCCATTCGTGTCCAGCAGCCGCACGGCGCCGCCTGTTACGCCGGTGAAAATGTCAGCCAACGCCAGAATCTTTCCCTGCACGGTTGCCGCGTCTGGCAGCTTTTTGACTTCCTTTTCTTGACTAACAATGGTGGACGCAAGATTCGCTTTAACTTTGCCCAGTGTCACGCTGTCGTATCTGTCTAGCAGTGGCTTCCACTTGGTCGACACAACCCTCGCAGATGCGGAGATTCCCAGTCGAGGGAACTCTACACCGACCGTGTCTCCGAGCGAAACTTGTTCCAAAATCGCGCTATCCTTGTATTCTTCCGTCTGCGATAGCTGGGCGAACGACACATCCAGAGACACCGCAGGAACACCGACGTCGTTGTCTTTAACATACCGCTCCGCTCGGGTGCGTAGTTGTTCTTCAGTTGGCGCTTCCTGCCATTCGCTCGAAAAGTCCACAGGCACAATTTTGGTGTAATCGTATGTGCCTTCTGCTCTAACGATTTTTTCTGGTAATTGAACCAGTTCGCCGCTCTGACTCGCCCAATACGGATAAATTCCGGTGCAGCAATCGGAACAATTTTCGTCTTGTTCCAGCGTTTGGAGATTCTTCCCGTATCGGACAATTACGCCGCGGTTCGCTCCTCGCTTGACGTGTAACTTAATCGTCCATCGGTCAAATTCGTATTCCCCGCCGTAGGTGTCCAGGATGCTGCCATCCGTGCCGCCCAACAAGCTCCATGCCGATGTTGGAACCGACACCTCCATGTTAGCCGCTGTGGTTTTGTCTGTCCATAGTTCAAACGGAAACTCTGTTACCGCGGACGCCTTCATTGTGGCCAATGCGTCGGACGCACTGGCCGCTGTGAATGGAGCAATGGGCACGCCCTTCAAGTCGTAGGCAACATGTCTGGCGTATGCCGTCACCGTCCCGTGAAATGGTTTTGTAATGCGATATATGCGGAACGGCTGGAGTCGTGATATAGGGTCGACGGACGCCATAATGATGGCGCGCTGCTCCAGGCTTGTAAAGTACTTTCCGTTGACCGGGTATTGCAATTCGAGTTCAAACTGCCCGTTTAGTTCCTGCTCTACTGTACAATCTTCCGCATCGTTCAGCACACCGACGCCGTTGGTTTTGAAATCTGTTTCTTCTGCTGGGTATAGTACGGTGTTCATATCGTCCACCACCTCGGGATAATTTCTAGATTCGCTATTTCGCCCGACCACGAAATTACATTCTGACCCGGCTCCAAATATGGAAACGTCGGGGCTGAAATTATGTTGTTTTGGTTTGTTGCAGCCCCTGCAGCGTTTACTGTGTAGGCGTTCATCTGCTCGCAGTCGATGATGAGCGGTGAAACGTCCATCGTCGTAATATTAACCGTTGTAGCCCCCAGTGTGATGCTTCCTGCACCGCTGCCGTAAACATAAACCAGTGGTAAAGCTCGACAGTTCGTGGGGTTGTTCAGCTTCCCGGTGCCTGAAAATGCTATTTTCCGCTCTCCCGTTTTTAGGAATCGCTGTGGCTTGCAATTAAATTTAGCCGTAAATTGCCCAGCCAGCTCCATAACGCTTTTGACGTCAAACCCGCCTACAAGCCGCCCTAACCGGAATATATCCGGACTAAAGCTGTCTTCCAGCCGACTGTAACCCGCCGATGGACAAAGGAAATTTGCCAATATGCTGCATTCTGACCGGTAACTTTCTTCGTTCCGCGGGAGCAGCACACAATCGTAGGAACGAGTCGTATTCTTCCATCGTCCATTGTCGATTGTTAGGTCGCCGTTTCGGCCAAGAATGCTAACCGTTTCTATGTCCCGTTCTGGGACAGTTTCGTTGGGGGGCGACGTAAGAATAACCCCCAGGCTATCCGAACGGGTTCCATTATAAATGAACCATGTTCCCATCAAAACGCTACTGCCTCCTTGCGCCGGTCGATTGCGGACTGAATTTCTTCTGCCACCCGCTGTGCAAAATCTTTCACATCCTGCTGAGAAGAATTGTCAAAATGGTCAATGTTTATTTCCAAGGAGATTCCGATACTTTGGCCACCGACAATCGTCTCCAGTTTGTCGTAAAAGCTTTTCAGGGGAAGCACTGCTTCTTGTCCGGCTTCGCCGCCCGCCAATAAGTTGTTTCCTAGCGCGCCGAATATTGTCGGCTGCGTCAAGATGCCGCCCTCTTTATACCATGATACAGAAACATGCGGCACGCTGGGCGGGGAAATGGAGAAGCTGCCGGTTAGCGAGAAATGTGGCAGTTTGATACTTGGTAAACTAAGTTTGCAGCTAGAAAAGAAGCTGGAGATGCTGTCCAGTGCGCTTTTCACTGTGGCTTTTGCGGATTCTATCGGGTTCGAGATGGCACTTTTGATGCCTTCCCAGATGGACTCTACTTTGCTTTTCACGCTCTCGAACACAGAGGACACTGTGCTTCTGACGCCCTCCACCACCGATGAAATGGTGGACTTGATGTTGTTCCAGACATCGGACGCGGTTGTTTTGATGGTGTCAAACACGGTGGAAACCGTAGTTTTGACGCTGTTCACCGCGGACGAAACAGCCGCCTTGATTGACTCCCATGCTGAGCTAATGGCTTCTGTAATTGCATTCCAGACGTCGATTATGGTTTCTTTGCAATCGTTCATCCAAGAGCCAATGGAATCCAGTGTCTCCGACGCGGCATTCCCAAAATCTTGGAATGCGTTCTTTACCGCTTCCCATAAGGCAATGCACCCTTCCCGGAACTCTTCGCAGTTGTTCCAGAGGTAGACGATAGCCGCAACCAGCGAAGCCAGCAAAGTCACAACGACGGCGATTGGGTTCGCAGACAATACTGCGTTGAATGCTGCAAAAGCACCTTTGGCCGTTTGTATTGCTGTACTGACGCCGGAAATGACGTCTGAAATCGCCATGGACGCCTTCCAAGCGATGAAGCCCGCCACAAGCCCCATAATCGCCGCTTTGAACAGCTCCGCAGAAGCTAACCCGCTATCTAGCCATGTGAAAAAGTCTTGCAATGTTTGGTATACGGTCGAAATTGCTTCACCCAGAGCAGTCCACGCCGCGGAAAATGTCTCCGCCGCGCTATCAAGCCCCATTTCTGACAGCGTGTCGGTAATGGCTTGTCCTACGTTCTCGTACAGCTCCGTTCCAAACTCCGATAGCTTCACCACGACATCTGCAATCAATTCTTTAAATGATTCCATTGATGCCGAGCCTGCACCGATATCCTCAATGAACCCCTGCACTCGCTGAGATATGAAGGATATGGTTTCTCCCAGCGAATTCCAGGTCTCGGAAAACGCCTCCGCCCAGCTATCAAGTCCCAGCTCGGACAGCAGGTTGGCGGTAGCTTGCCCAATGCTCGTAAACAGCCCCGACAAAAGCGATGGCATTTGCTCCGCCAACTGGCCTAAAACGGTAATTGTGCCCGTGACCAGCGATGGCAACACCCCCGGCAGCCCTGTCAGAATATTGCAAAGCATTGGAAATAAATTGCCAACTACAAAGGTCTGTACCGTCTCACTCAAAGCATTCAGGGAGGGGCCGATGTCCTCTCCCAGCGACAAATTGGCCAGCAAATTTTCCCCCGCCGCCTTCATAGACGCTAGAGAACCGCTGAATGTCGTGGACGCTTCCTCTGCCGTTGCCCCGGTGATGCCTAGGTCGCTTTGGACTGTATGGATTGCCTCGATAATCTTGTCGAAGGATACATCGTTCACGGTTTCCGCCGTGACCTCTACAGTATCGCCCAATACTCCGGATTCGTTAATCAGCCGCGCCATTTCCGAAGCCGTGCCGCCATAGCCCAGCTTCAGATTGTCCAGCATGGTATAGTTCTGCTTGGCGAAGCCTTGATACGCATTCTGGATGGATTCTATGTCCGTGCCAAATTTGTTGGCATTATCGGACATGTCAACCATGGCGGTATTGGCGTACTCCGCTGCGGCAGCGGTATCATTGCCTAGGCCCTTGATTAGCGTAGCTGAAAAGCTGGTGACATTCTCCATGTAGGTGTTTGCAGATACGCCGGCATTTTTGTACGCCTCGTCCGCATAGGCAGTGACAGTGTCCGCTGCGTCTCCAAACAGAGTTTCTACGCCACCGACGGACTGCTCAAGCGCTGCCCCCGCGTTCAGGGTTGTACTGATAAATTTCCCGATGGCCGCGGCAGTAACTACGGATTTGAAAGCGCTTACAAATTTGTTGCCGGCGCTCTTGCCGGCGCTTTCCCCTTCCTGCTCCGCAGGTTCCCCGAAACCTTTCTTGATTTCGGCCTGTACCCCCTGCATAGTGGGAATAATGCTCACAGTTGCCTGTGCAACCTCAATCATTTGCCGCGCTTCCTCCTTTCTTCAATCCATTCCCGCAGCTTGTCCGGCGGCAGCGGGTCGCTGCCGATGTGCTTTTTCCGGTCAGCCTTGCTCCCTGGGCGGGGGTACGGCTCCGGTATCTTTGCCCGCTTCCGCTGCCCCAGCGCCACCAGGTTCGCGTTAATCATGGCCAGCACATCGGCAATGTCTGCCAATATGGCATTGGTCTTCGCTCTAGTCGTCCACCCGGCCAGCTCCGGCCGGATGTCCTGCACTGTAGCGCTATCCATGTCCAGCCTTGCCACAAAAGCACTCAACGCCTCCCAGGGCACAGCCTCCGGCACATCTGCCAGGGTGTGCCCTGTCCGGGTCATTAGGTCATATTCTAGCGCCTTGCCGTGCTTTGCTATCAACCCAGCAAGGCTCAGGATTCCCCCGTGCTGTTGCCCTTGACCAGCTTGAAAATCTCCTGCATCTGGCCGATGCTCAAAGAGTTTGCTGCCTTCTTAGGCATGTACATGCTCAGCAGCGCCACCATGGCGTCAAAACCTGCGTTGTTGCCGTTCTTCTCGTCGAAAAGCTCCTTGGGCAGACTCTTGATTTTGGTCGCAGGCATTTCGTCTAGACCAGGCACATAGTACGTCTTCCCGCCCTCGCCATAAGCCGGCTCTGATTCGTACATGCCCGCCACAGTGTCCCATTGCTCCTGGGTGCGTGCCTCCGGGTCAGTAGCCTCAATGGCCGCCAGCTTTTCCCGCCATGCGGCGTGTTCATCGCTTTCGTTGGGGATTACAATCTTAATTTTCGACATGGGCCGTCACCTAGGCGCTTTTCTGGCCGTCGTCGGTAATCATGTGCCAGCCATCTTCCATGGCGGTGATGGTCGGCGTCCAGGTGATTGCCCCCGACGGCGCGAAGCTGACGTTGTCCAGGGCGGTAATCTGCCCGTCGGACGTACCCAGGGCAATCAAATTGTCTCCATCCTTCATCAGGAACAGAAACGCCTCCGGCTTCGGCAGATTCCCCGCCGACAGGTGCGCATCAATCAGCTTGCCATGGTCGCTGGTAGCCGCCGTCACCGTCACGTTGTCCTCGCCCACGCAAACCTTCAGTACTTCCTCCGTAGTGTCCATAAGCGGAGCCTGAACGGTTTCCGTGTGGTCGGTCAGAATGTTCCGCTTGACCACGTTCGCCCAGTTCTTGATGGTTTCCGTGCTTTTGTCCTGTCCCAGGGTAATGCCGTCGTTGGAGACATCCCCCACTTCTGCCCACGCCTTGTCCAGCGTTTCTGCGGGGTAGGTCGGCAGTGCCGTACCCGCCGGGGCGTGGTAAAACATACCCGTTGCCAGACCAATTCCCAATAGTGTGTCCATTGTTTATACCTCCGTTTGCTCATTGTGAGCCGTAATTTCCAGCCTTGCACTGCACATAGCCAAATCCGGGCGAGCCGGGTCAGTACCCCAAGAGCCGCTGGAATTGACTTCGATGTGTCGTATGGCTGTCGTTTGTGCGTTTGCGATTGCTTTCAGAGCACCCACGGCGTTTCTCAGCGTGACCATAGCGGCCATCTCATACTCCGCCCGGACATCCAATACCACCGAAAAGGTGCTGATGTGCTTGCTCTCCGTGCCGCCCACCTGCGTCACCAATACATTGGGCAGCTCGTACTCCGCCGGGAGCGGGCGGCAGTACGCCGTAACCCCGGCGCTTCTCAGGGCTTCCCGCACCACGTCCTCAATGTCAATCGTTCGTTCAATTACCATCAGCCGCCCACCGCCTTCGATAGTGCCTTGTTTTCGGCCTCTGCCTTGGCGGATGCCGTATCCGTGGTCTGCACACTAGCAATCCACCGCCCGCCGCCATAGCCGCCCTTCCAGGTTTTGCTGGCAAAGGTTCGGCTATTCGCCGGGGCATTGGCGTTGGCCTTGGCCAGGATTTCTCCAGCGGCGGATAGCACGGCGGCTTGTGTCCCTCCACTCATCAGGATTTCCCGGAAGCCCTTACTCTTCCACTTCCATTTCATCATCCCTGCCACCTCCGCAAGCTCAGCTTGATGTGGTCAAGCCGCCCGGTTGGGGAGCGCCATTTCTGCGGCTGGCCTAGAATGGTGTATTCCTTGCTGTCGTAAACAATACGGTCGCTGGCTCTTACGTCGGTTTCCGCCGGCAGATAAGCCGTCAATCCGTCCGCCACGCCCAGCACCCGCCCGTCCCGGTCTAGCTCCGTGGTACCCGGCTGGACGCTGCACCTTTCCACCAGGATTAGGTGCGCCCCGTCCCAGTCCTGCACTGTGCTGCCC